GGGGTATTTGAAGATATCACACAGGCTACTGAATTTATAGATTTGTGCTATGGGGAGAGTAATCCATATCAGTATCCAGTCCTGGCGACGAACTTCCTAACTAGGAAGAGAGTTGGACCGGAGTATAGAATTGATAGCTGGAGAAACTAGAACTGATCGCGGTCGAACCGCTTCCGGGAGCCGGGGATAGCTAGGTTAACAACTAATATAGAAACGAGGAACTATGGAAAACAATGAATCAGACCTATCTAGCTGTAGACTTTGTGAAAAGATCAAGGTTAGGAAGCTTGTAGGTAAGTTCGATGATAAGAATAAGAAGTATATTGATGAGACTGGAATCTTGTGGTCGGGCAGGATATGTCCTGCATGTCATAAAGATAGGGTTAAGTTTAGGATGAGGAAACTCCGCGCAACCAGGAAAGAAGATGAAAGTTTGCAGCCGGTGTAAGATTTCTTTACCTTTGGATAGGTTCCATAAGGACTCTAATAAATCAGACGGTCTTTATACAATATGTAAAGGTTGTAGGAGCCTGAAAAAGGTCGTTCTATCAGAAAAAGCTATAGAGAAAAGAAAGATAGATCACAGACTTAGAAGAAAAAATGTAACTCCAGAGCAGCGGGAAAAGAATAGAATTTGGAAAAAAGAGTACTATTATAGAAACAGGGACCGAATTAGAAGTTACGAAAACAACAGAATTAAAAATAATCTTAGTATACGAATTTCTAATCAAGTTCGGAAAAGATTAGGTAGTGCAATAAAGAGCGGTAGAAAAAAGGGTTCGGCGGTTAGGGATTTAGGGTGTTCCATGGAGTTTTTTATATCATACATAGAAAACCTTTTCCAGCCCGGAATGAGCTGGGATAACTATGGGAAAAAAGGTTGGCATCTAGATCATATAATACCGCTTGCTTCTTTCGATTTAACTGACGAAGACCAGTTTAAAAAAGCTGTTCACTATACAAATATACAACCTTTATGGGAACTAGATAATTTGATAAAGAGTTATAAAGTGAGTGGTGAATAATGGAAAGACCGGGACTGTCATTCAAGATTGAGCTGCTAGGTAGCCTACTTCTCCAGCTTCAGTATCTGTCAACTGAGTTTAATGACGGAGAGTTGGACCTAGTAGAGAATGAGTTTACTAAGACCTTGGAATCTCTTATAGAAATGCGCGGGTTAGTATTAGAGGAATTAGATGAATATTTCGAACATTGTAAAGTTAATAATGAGCCTGTTTACCTACCATACTGGACAGTTAGAAAAGAACTCAGGGAAACAACCTTCCAAAATCGTTGAGGATGTTGTAGTTATAGTGCCGGGGATAAAAGAGTCAGATGGTTATTATTACTGGAATAAGGGACAGGAGTTTAACCTAGGTCCGTATTTTAAGACAGCCGAGTTTGACTGTCAGTGTAAACATGATAGCTGTGTAGAACAAAAGATATCTATTGAGCTTGTAAAAAAGCTACAGGATGTTAGAGTTGAACTAGCCCGCCCAGTAAAGGTAACGTCTGGATTTCGTTGCAGTAAACACCAGGCTGATCTTAGAAGCTCTGGGGTAAATACTGTAGTAGCCAGGGTTAGTACTCACGAGCTAGGTAACGCAGCAGATATCCGTCCGGTGGATAGAAATATGACTGGGTTCTTAGAAATAGTAGAAAAGAGCTTTTTAAGCATCGGGTTAGCCAAAACGTTTTTACACGTCGATTTACGAGAAGATAAGGAGCGCAGATGGAACTACTAAATAAGCCAGGTCTTACTGTTTGGATTGGAGAAAGAAGACAGGGTAAAACTTATCAGCTATGTCGAAACGCAGTCCTTAATTGTATTAAAAATGATAGTAACTCTTTGCTTGTGTCTGAGAGCAACTTTTCTAGAGTAACTAGCTATTGTTTAGAGGGTTTTTTAAAAAACGAAAACATTGAATATAAACTTAATAAGACTGATAGATGTTACACCTTTAGTAATGGGTCGAAGCTCTACATTAGAACTCCTACTAGTCCGGAGTGGTTCAGGGGTACTACTTGGGGTTTTATTGGTATAGACGAGGCTAAAGACATTAAAGATTTGGATTACCTAGTAAAGTCAATTCTATATCCGACGATTGTAACTAAAAATGGAACTATAGTTTTAGCATCCCTTTTTGATCACTTTAAGCAGAGCAATTTTAATGGCTTTGTATTAGATGCTGCTGCTGGGAATAAACTTATAAATACTATTAATAACTAGAGATTAACAACTCTCTCTGACAGGGCGACTATGCAATGCGGAGAGCCTCTATTGGGGAAATTCATATTATGAAGCCGGTCACGCAAAAACTTCTGTCAATTATTCAGTCTCTAACCTATGGAAAAGTCGTAAGATCAGCTCTATTCCTTTTGCTGATTATTTCCTGCGGTCTAGGTCTAAAACAAAATCCCATACATTCTGCTATTATATCATTGATTGCTTTTGTAGCTTTCGATGTTGTTTGTGCGTTTAAGCGTCCGAAATTTAAGGACTTTAGTGAAGAGATATCTACTCTCCAGGCTAAATTAAAGGCATCTGAAGAAAAAACTACAAATCTAGAATCGCAATTTAAAGAGGTTAAATCTGACCTATCTGTTGCAAAAATTAGTACCGTCATTGGACAAGCGAGGAGATAATGAAAAACGATTCAATTGATAAACTAGCTGAAGAATATGCTAGTACGGATAACGATCAGCAAGCTTATAATAAAGCTCTGAGTTCTACAATCATTTCCCAAACTAAGGAAATCAATAACTTAAAGCGTGAGACTGAAAAACTTGCCAAAGAAAATGAACGGTTATTGATGGAGAATGCTCAGCTTAAAGCTCTGGCTCCACAGGAACAGGGACAGTTTGCTACGTCGGATGAGGAAACAATTTGCGTAGTCCAGTTAGCTATTTTAAAGAACACAGCTCTTACCCGCGAGCTTACTTTGGAAGAAACTAAAAAGACCGAGATATATGTAAAAACTCTGAAAGAAATCCGGGGTAAAAAAGTAATGGCAGTTGACGAGGAAGAAAAGGTTGAGAAGCTTAGTAATGAAGATTTACTGAAGCTCATGGAATCTGTAAATAAAGTTGGTAACTAATTGTGAGTATTAGTAAAAAAGCTGCCAAACACGAGTTGATTCGAAGGGGGATGCTTCAGTTTTTGATGCACCCCGGGCAATTAGAAATGTATAACATTTTTAAGAATGCTCCGGATAATTCTATTATGACTTGGCTTCTTGCGCGTCAGTCAGGTAAGTCATATGGTATGGCTATCATTGGAACCATCACCTGTATGGAAAAACCTAATGTTATCGTCAAGTTATTGACGGACACTAAACTTCACTGTAAGACAATCTTCGAACCTATCTTTCGTCAAATATTCGACGAATTCCCTAATGATTTAAAGCCCGAGTATATTCCATCTCAGTATGTGTATATATTTAAAAATGGCAGTCAGATTCAGTTGGCGGGTTCTGACGGTAACTCCGCAGAAAGATTACGTGGTCAGAAGTCTGACTTGGTACTAGTTGACGAGGCTGGCTTCTGTAATAATCTAGAATATAACGTAATGTCTATTTTGCTACCGACAACTACACATACCGGCGGTAAGATTGTTCTAGCATCTACTCCCCCAGAAGACCCAGCTCATGAGTTCTTACAGTTTATTGAGCGGGCTGAAAAAGACAACCTTCTTACAAAGAAAACTGTTTACGACAACCCACTACTAACATCCGGACAGATTGAAAATATTGTATCTAAGTTTAGCGGCGGAGCTAATAATTCTCAGTTTAGACGCGAGTATCTATGTGAAATTGTTAAGGATGAGCAGATGTCTGTTCTTCCAGAAGTTGACGACGACTTATTAAGACAGATAGTTAAAGAGGTAGAACCTCCGGCTTTTTGTAACAGATACGTTGCGATGGATATTGGATTTAAAGATTTAACTGTAGTATTGTTTGGATACTATGATTTTCGTGAAGACATTATAGTTATCCAAGATGAGATTGTCAAGAATGGTAAAGAAATTCACTTACCAAAGTTCACAAAAGAAATCCAGGACAAGGAAGCTGAACTCTGGACAAATCCTCTAACTAATGAATTATTCAAGCCCGACAGTAGGCTTTCAGACATTAACCCCTTTGTAATACAGGAAATCACAATTGCATCCAATAACCAGATCAGCTTTGGTATGGCTAGCAAAGATAATAAACTGGCTAATCTCAATAAGCTACGAGTTATGCTTGCTGCTAAGAAGATTATTATAAACCCTAAGTGCACTACTCTAGCCCGACATTTAAAAAACTGTCGCTGGAAAGATAAGACTTCTAAAGAAGAATTCGCTCGTTCCCCTGACGAAGGTCACTACGATGCGGTCGATGCTTTGTTGTATTTCACCCGTGCGGTAAACTATAAAAAGAACCCGTATCCGGTAGGTTATGGACATGATCTCAGGAACATGCATATTGAAAATAGAAACAAATTCCGTGGAGCCCAGCACCAAATGGTGTACGAGGCTATCTTTGGAATAAAGAAAAAATAATTAACAACTTATATTATAGAAACGCAAAAAAGGACGCAAATGATTTTTAAGATTCTCAGAAAAAGTGCAGCAATCCTTTCTATAGGTGCCGCTGTTTTATTCCTTAGTATTACAGGTCCAAGTCTACATAATAGTTATTTACGTTCAAGTGTAGGTGATTCTGTGGTTAAGGTTTTAATTCCTGGTCGCGGGGGTGGAACTGGATTTTCGGTAGAAGCTGCTTCTGGTGAAAAGTATATTGTAACCAATGCTCACGTCTGTGCTCCGTCTAGAGATGGGCTAGTCAAAATTACAAACGGGGATAAACTATCTACGTTTAAAGAAATCATATACATTGATGACGAGCATGACATCTGTCTAGTAGAAGGTGATTGGAGGCTTCCAGCTCTATCTCTTTCTGAAACCCCAGAAAAGGGGGACTTTATGTACATCGTAGGTCATCCAGGCTTGAGGGCTCTAACGGTTTCTCAAGGTGAGTTTATTGGCAAGTCTAGTGTCAAAATGTTAAAGGATGTAGAAGATCGAGAAAGCTGTAAGGGCGAAGTCTACGAACTCAATATATTCGAACAGTTAATGTATCAGAGAGAGTTTGCCTGTATTGTAAAATATAAAACATATTCAACTTCAGCCGTAGCTTATGGTGGAAACTCTGGTAGCCCGGTTGTTGACTATCGTGGACGAGTTATGGGAATCCTATTTGCCGGGAATCGCGAACAAGAAAGAGACAACCATGTTGTTCCTCTTCCTGAGTTAAAAAGAGTTCTTAAGAATTTCTAAGGGATTACAATGAGCGATAATAAAACATATTTTGCTGCCCAAGAGCCAGAAAAAACCGCCTCGAATCTCTTAAAGAAGTCGGAAACATTTTTTAACGTATTGAATTCCAATTCATATCTTAGTAAAATCAAAGATATGTATAGATTTTATTACGGACATTTTAATGGTGACGCTAACGATTCTCACGAGATTTCATTTACTGGAGAACAGGGCGAACTTGTAAAGCTCCCGGTAAACCATTTTAGAAATCTAGCCCGCCATATGTATAATATGATTACGGCTAACCGCCCGACTTTAGAAGCTCGGGCTATTAACTCGGATTATAAATCCCTATCTCAAACATATCTAGCTAACGGTATTCTCGATTACTATATGCGAGAAAAGGGATTGGAAGATAAACTGTACGATGCGGTAGAAATGTCTGTCGTGTTAGGTTCGGCTTACTTAAAGATGGAATGGAATGCCACTTCTGGTGAAACATATGATGTTGACCCTGAATCTGGCGAACCTGTAAATGAAGGTGAAATTGAATTCAGTCTACTAAGTCCTATGGATGTTGTAGTAGATGGAACAAAAGAAAATTGGTTATCTCACGAGTGGGTTTTAACTCGTTCATGGATAAATAGATATAATTTAGTTGCAAAGTATCCTGACATGGAAGAAAAGATTATGTCGGTCGAGACTAAAAACGCAGCTAGTCAGTATCGCGTTTCTGTATTTAGTAACGATGATACAGATGACATTCCCGTATATGAGTTCTTCCACAAAAAGACAGAGGCAATGCCTGAAGGTAGATACCTTTTATTCTTGTCGGACGACTGTATTCTACTTGATCTAGATATGCCTTATCGCAGTATTCCAGTATTTAATCTTAGTCCGTCTATGATTATGGGAACTCCGTATGGTTACTCTGATATGTTCGATGTCTTTCCAATTCAGGAAGCATTAAACTCTATGTACTCTGCTGTAATGACAAACCAAAACGCATTTAATGTACAGAATTTATTTGTACAGAAAGGTGCTGATCTAAACGTTTCCGAGCTAGCTGGTGGAATGACTGTGGTTGAAGGTAACTTTAAACCAGAGCCATTACAACTTACTGCTACAGCTCCTGAAACATTTAACTTCTTGAATCTATTAATTGGTGCATCTGAAACGTTGACGGGCGTAAGCTCGGTAACACGAGGTCAGCCAGAAGCTTCTTTGCGTTCGGCTTCTGCGCTGGCTCTCGTCCAATCTATGTCACTACAGTTTGTGTCAGGCTTTCAAAAGAACTATGTTAAGTTCTTGGAAAGAGTTGGAACCAGTTTAATTGAAATCCTAAAAGATTTTGCACAGACACCCAAGCTTATTGCTCTCGTCGGCAAAAACAAACAACCATATCTCAAAGAATTTACTGGTGATATGATTAAAGATGTTAAACGAGTTGTAGTAGATGTAGGTAACCCTTTAGCCAGAACTACTGCTGGTCGCGTTCAAATGGCTGAGCAATTAGCACAGATGAATCTTTTAAAGAACCCACAACAATACTTCATGGTTATTGAAACTGGTCGTATTGATACAATGATTGAAGGTGATATTTCTGATCTAATGTTGATTAAGCGTGAAAACGAATGGTTGATGGAAGGTCGCGATGTATTTGCTGCGCTTCTAGACAAACACAGTGTTCACATTATGGAACACCAGTCAGTAATTAATGACCCAGAGCTTAGACAGAATCCGGAATTGTTAGCTAAAGTTCAAGCACATATTCAAGAACACATTGATATTCTTAGAACTGCTGACCCTGATCTATTGATGTTAATTGGTCAACAGCCGTTGCAGTCTCCACAAGCTCCACAACAACCTCCAATGCCAGCTCCTCCGGGAGGTCAAGGCGGTGAAGGTGGAGAGGGCGGACCTGCTCCAGCCCCGGCTCCTGGTCCAGGTGGAAGTCCTGCGGATATGATGAGTTCACAAGAAGGTGGAGTTCAAGCTCAACCACCTAGAGAAGCAACTGTAGATGCTGGATTACTACCTAATCCCAGTATTGACCCTCGGGCAAGGTAATGAATGATATGTCAAGCTTTAGTTTTAACTCTATGTATTGGAAATGTTAGTATGTTAGATAAATTAAAAAAAATGTTGTCAGCTAAAGAACGCGACAACTACGTAGAAAAAACAGCAAACGATGTTTATCGAGGAATTGCTGATAAAACTGAATTGACTAAAGAGCAAGTCGCTAAAATTGGTGGAGTTGAGTCCCAACACGGCAAATATACTAAAAATATGGGTGGCAGCTCAGCTACTGGTATAATGCAAATTATGCCTAAACTTGCAGAAACTCTCCGTCCAGGTTCATCTAAGAATCTGAGCGATATGAATGTTCAAGAAGAACTAGCTTCTGACTTTATTAACATGAATACTCCAACAATAAAAGAGTTAAGCAAGAGTCCTAGTTCATTAAACCAGTATATCATGTATAATCTTGGTCAGGGAACTGGTAAAAGATTTTTAAAAGCTGGTGATAATGAAGATATTTCTAAAATACTTCCAGCTAAAGTAATAAAAGCTAATCCTAAATTATATAAATACAAAACTGTTGGAGAAGCTAAGAAAGCTATGCAAGGTTTTCTAGATTCCCGTGGGGCTGAAACTGAGTTTTATCCAAACGAGCAAGATTTTGCTAACCTATTCAAAGAGGAAGAATAATGTCTGGTAAATTTAAAAAACTAAAAGAAACAATGTCTTGTAATAAACCAAGACCTTCTAACCGTCCGGGTAAAAAACGTATGGTAAAAGGTTGTCAAGACGGTAAAGAAAAGCTAATACATTACGGAGCTTCCGATTACGGCTCAAATTATTCTGACAGTGCGAGAAAGAATTTTCGTGCCAGACATAGTTGCGATACAGCAAAGGATAAAACCACAGCTCGTTACTGGGCTTGTCGTAATTTGTGGAGCAAAAATAGTACAAAATATTCTACTAAAGGTAAGAAGGGTGGGAACAAGTAATGTCTGATCGTAGAATTTTAGAAGAAGAAACAAATAAAATTAATCAGTTATATCAAGAATATGACTTACAGATGCGCAAAGCTGGAGCTTCTATGGAGCAAAGACAGCAGATGCGTGACATGATGAATGCTAAAAAAGCTGCTCTTGTTGATCAGTACGGTGATCATCTTCAGAATATGAACGCTGGTAAGGGTGTTTTAGTTCCAGGTGGCACAGTATCCAAGGCAGCTAAAGATGCCGGTGAAGGAATTGATGTTGCCGATATTAGAAAAAAAGGTATTATCAAGGGTGTAGGAAAGAAAATGCTTGGAGCTTTACCTTTAGTTGGTATGGGTATGGCAATTGCAGATTCGCCAGCAGCCTCAGCGTCTGAACTAATTCAAGACCCAAAAATTCAACGAGCAGCATTTTCAGAACTAGCCGGACCGGTTGGTGACGCTATTGATATTGCTGGAGATGTAGCTGAGTATGGTTTGGATGAATATCGGGATTACAAAGATAAATCTGATATGGAAAAGTCGGAAAGTCAGGCTAAAAAGGATTATGCTAAGTCCCCAGCTAGACTAGATAAGTTAAAAACTTTAATGGGTAGGAAATAGGATTAGAAATGGCAGCACCAAATCCAACAAAGTTAGACGCTGGGCAAGTATTACAAGGTGCTTTCGATGAGGAAACTGGTAGACTTCGGACAGACGCTGAAGCCACCATAGTAAATGCTGATATTGACGTTGAGTTAACCGCTCAAGATAGTAGCGTTGCCATCGGAGATGCGACCACCGGAATTACTGCCGAGGTAACTGGAAATAATGAATTAAAAGTTGTTACGGATGCCAATACCTCCTCAATGGAGGTTTTCCAGATCGATCCGGACGGGTTACAGACTAATGCCCATCTTCAGGTAGCCGGGGCTGATGTATCGAATTCTAATCCAGTGCCGGTAAATATTCAAAACTTACCTTCAGACCCTGCGACGGGGGCAAACCAAGTAAGTGCCAATAATTTATTAACAACTCTAAATGGAACCGCAGTATCAATTGATTCTAAGTTACCGAATTTAGGTCAAAACGATTCTGCAAATTCCTTAAGTGTAGTATTAGCTACTGATCAGGCACCGATACAGACAAATGTTACTCTAGACGCTTTTACAAAGCCTACAGTAGATAACGTTCAGATTGTCGGAAGTCAAGATGGTACTAAGTCTGGGGCTAAATTTGGGGTTGTTTACAATAAAAGACAACAAATTTTAGATTCTCACGATAGAATTGCACTTTTTACATACGCAGATTTTGGAACAAAAAACCAAAGAATAACAGCAATTGAATACACAAGTGCTACGTTTTCTGGTGTTACAATACGAAGAGAATTTACATACACTCTAGTTTTAGGAAAATATAGAAGAGATTCCGAAACCTGGGACGAAGTTTAATAACTTAGGAGATATAAATGAAATTGTTAGACGTAAAACTTCTTGATTCAGTAGGTACATCCTACGATCAAACACGCACAACACTTGCAGGGCGTGTAACTCAAAGAACAATTGACTCCAAGCCTGTTCTTGGACCATCGCCCACTCGATTCCTTGACGTGTTCTCAGACACTGCCGGTGCCTTCACGCCGCTCACCACGATGTTTGCAAGTGACAATGGGCGCGTGTTCATGATCGGTGCCATTGCTGCTGGTGTTTTGCCAGTTGTTTGTTATGAAATAAATCAAGTCACTGGTGTTCATTCTTATGTTGGACGAGTCAACATCTCAATGCCATCTTCACCAGCAATTGTTCACACAATCCGATCTATCAAAGTGATCGACAATGGAACCACAGGATGGAAGGTCTACATTGTTGCTACAGGCACAATCCTCCTTGGTGGGTCTGGTGTGTTACTTGCTAACAACCTTGCAAGAGCAGATTTCTCTCAAGTTTCTCCACCTAACATTCCATTTGCTACTGGTAACAACCAGAAAGCAGTTTACCAGCTTGGAAGATTGGCATCTAAGAACTCTCGTTCTATGACAATCACGACGGGCACTCCGGTAAAGTTTAACTTTGCTGCTCATGGTTTTAACAATAATGACCAAGTTTATTTCACATCTCAAGTTGGTACCGCTTGGACAGCGTCCACATTTGCGGTCAACACTAAGTATTTTGTTCGTAACGCTGGTTTAAATGATTTTGAATTGTCGGCTTCATTTAACGGTCCATCTATCGGTGCTGCCGCCGGACCAACCTCTGTTGTGATGCAGCCACTGAACCAAGAGATTGATGCCTTTGGTGCAATCATCGACCTGGAGGCAAACCGCCTCTACACTCACGTGGGAACCGCCGCCAACCCACAATACTTTGTGCGAGACACCTCAGTCGCTCCAACTTACTCACCCTTAACCGTTGACGTAACGGCGGGAACTCCTGCCAAGATCGGACTAGTCGCCCACGGCTTGACAGAAAACGAACCCGTGCAATTCCTTGCTGGTACTTTACCCGCCCCATTTGCTTTAAATACAACCTACTTTGTGCGCGTTGTGACAGCGAACGACTTTGAATTGTCGCTTACCGCTGGCGGTGCTTCGATTAACGCCGCGACAACCTCAACGGGTGTGACACTTGGGAAAGCGTTTGGCTACACCAATTCCCAATGGCTGCACTCAACAAGCATCCTTCCAGCAATTTCAGGTACTCTGCTCGCCACAACTGACGTTGATGCAATTGCTACTCCCGTCAATGCTCCCCTTAACGGTTCAATCCTGAACGGTCAGAAGTGTGCTTTCTTTGCAACATCGTCCAACCTTTACTTGGGCAGACTCGATGAGTTGACTGCTGGCGCAACCACATGGCCATCACTCACCACATCGAACCTGCTCGGATTGCCGTCCCAGATTGTTGCACCTGTTGTTGTTTCTGCCTCTTGGTCGGACGCACTCGATCACGCCATTGTGTTAATCGGTCAAGCAGCAACTAACGCTTTCCGATTTATGCTTAAAAAAGTTGAGAACAATAAGCTTACGGCTTTGTTTGGTGACTATTGCATGGAGTTCTATGAGACAACTACAAAAGAAGCGTATGAGTTGCGCCCAGCGTTGCCATTTCTCAACTTCACAAACAACTCTGGATGGCTTTTTAGTCTATCTGGTGCAACAGGTCAAAGAGGTGTTTTTGCCTCTGACGTGCGTTCTGATTCTTTTTTTGACCACAGCTACATCGTTTCAAGAGTTTTAACTATCCCACAAAATGCTGTAATAAAATCAGTAGACGTAGAAAAAGAACTTGTTAAAAGTGGAGGCGAGGCTAAGGTTGAATATCGTATGAGTGGCTTTGGGTCCATTTCAGGTGGATGGATTGAGCTAGACCCCGACCAAGAGCTGTCTATTGTAGCTGGAACTCAAGTTCAATTCAAACTAAGCTTCAAAACACATACATTTGATAGGACAAGTCACGTTCAAATTTCTGACCTGTTGGTTGGCTACGACGCACTAGAAGAACTCTCTGACAACTGGGAATACTCTTACGACGACTCTTCTGCAGGGTCTCCAACTCGTATTGGTTTCCGCTTGAAGCAAATTTACTCAGGTTCAATTCCATCAACTTTGAAGTTCCAAGCATCTGATCTTAGCGGGTTAATTCTTGTAAGTCAAACAATTACAAGCAATCCAACTAATTTCGAGTATTCTACAGATGGCGGAACGACTTGGCTTGCACTTGGAACAATTCCTAATACTGTTGGAACACTTGTAAGATATACTTTCACAAGCCCTCCGGGAACAGATATTCGTCCGAGCTTAAAGGATAGTTAATGTCTAATCTATTATTCGCCGGGGGAGCTGTCGTACAAGGCACAACCCTCGGTGGCATATTTGGTAATCAACTAGTGACAGGTGGAGCAATTCAGCCCTCCTCACAGGCTTGTATTGTCGATTTAACTCCTCCAACTTTTAGTGGAATTAACTTTCTTACTAGAGGTGCTTTGGGACAACTTAGAGTATCTTGGTTAGCAGCTTCGGATATGTCGTCTCCAATTAGATATGAGGTTTATGTTCAAGAGGCTCCTGCATTAAACTTATTCAATACAGCAAATATAGCTCTTGTAACTACAAATCTCCAAACAGATATTTTTGTCCTAGCTGACGGAACCCTTTTACAGTCTGGAGTAAATTACTTTGTTGGAGTAAGATCGGTAGATGCCGTTGGTAATAGAGATAATAATATCGTAAGTCTCTCACAGACAACCCCGGGTATTACCGGTGCTACTAATGCTAAGATTAGTGGAGTGTTTGCTGTTAATACTAGTAATCAGCTTATTGCAAGTTTTTGGGTAACAGATAATGATGGTGTAATTAATAACCCAGCTCGTCTTGGACTTGCAAGTTATGTAATTTATGATCAGAACGGAAATCTTATTCCGAGTATGAGTCAAAGTAATATCGCGGCTGATTCTGAAGGATTTTATGAAATAAATCCAGTAACCTCTGTTCTTGATTTGGATAATACTTACTACACAGTAAAAGTCACCATTTTGGTTGATGGAATTGCAATTGCATATAACTTACCTATTACTTATGCAGAAGCCGGTCCTCAATATGAACCAAGAGCAGTATTCTCAATTGATGCGATTAACCAATTGCAAGCTACTATTTGGATTACTAAAAATGGAGAACAAGTTAGTGCTAACCTAGGTACGGCTTCTTATGCAATCTATAATAAAGATGGAGTTGCTCTAGGAATATCTCAATCTGGAATTAATGCAGATATTAATGGACTGTATAAAACAACTCCTGTTTTGGCTACAGCATTAACAGACTTGACTCATTATACTGTAATATTTAGTATAACTGCCGATGGAGCCTTAAGAAAAGGTGCAATCGGTATTACGGTGGCTGAATAATATGGCAAGTAGACGGATTATGATGTTAACAAATAATCAGTACGTACAGCCACTTAAGTTGTCGTTTAATAATAAAAAAGTTATTACGCCAAATGCTGCATATAATTCCATTGTAACAAAAGTTAGTTTTGAAAAGCCGCAGAATAAAGATTACAAAGTTAAGGCGTGGTTAAGATTTAATTCTAACACGTTTGATGGAGTCCAGCTAGTAGGCTCTCTTGTGAGGGGTATAGATACTAAAACAATCGCAGGCTGTACGTTTAAAGTGTACTCTATAGATTTAACAGATTCGTGGGTTGAAACCCTCCATACAACAGTATCTGGAACTGCCATATCTGGGAATAGATTTTCTGCAAATGTTTTAGGGGCAGCTTTGGCTCCTGCGGATTTAACTGGAGAGATAACCTACAAGATTGAAGTTACCGTTACAAGGCTTGGAAAATCGTACTCTGACGTATTTTACTTTAATCACTTAGGGATTTACGATAGCTTTATTCGACTTAAGAATGATGTAGAGTTTTTGGACATTACTAAAAAGGATTTATAATGGAAACTTACGCATTTATAAGAAACGGAATAGTTCTTCTAGTTGACACTATAAATGAAGAAGATTATATCAATCATATCAGAGAATGGGACGCTATCATAAAAGTAGATACTTCCGTTATGAATCCTCGCCCAGGTTGGATTCTTTTTGGTAACGAGCAAATTTTTGGAAATAACCTCGCTTTAGAGTTAGTTAACATGGTTGGAACTATAAACCTTACACTATCATCGCAAGGTCAGATTGTGGACGTTGCAACCCTTTTATCCAATCTAATGTCAGTCAAAATGCTCCTAGAAACCGGTGCACTTAAGACAGCGAGAGGACTCTGTGCATTTTATAAACCACGGTTTACTGTATATTCTAACGTTTTCCAGTATGCTATAGATGAAATAACTAAATACCTCCAGGCTAAAGGTTGGGATTAGTTTTGAACTTAATTGTTGGATTTTCAAAACCTAGAAATAGAACGCTTCCTATAGCGAGCTATATTATTAGGGCTTATGAAAAAACTGAATTTAGTCACGTTTATCTAAAAGTTTTTATACCACAAGCTAAAAAACACGTTGTTTATGAAGCCGTGGGACATGGAGTTAGATTTATTTCTGAAGAAGAATGGCTAAAAAAAGCTAGGATTGTTAAAGAATTCTCAATTTTTATTACTGAGGAACAAAACGATCTACTAATTTCCGATTGTTTTGATAATTGTGGTAAAACTTATGGATTTTTACAGAATCTAGGTATAGTTATTACAGATACATTTGCTTTAGCTGGAAATCCTTTTACAAAACATAGAAATTGTTCTGAAGAGGTCGCTAAAAGAGTGGAAAAAGTCGGTATTATTTTTAAGAAATCAAAGAATTTAATAAGTCCAAAAGATTTATACGAGTATTTTAATGAAAATAAAGATTTATAACCAAAGAAAACCAGACCAGCTACCTATAAAAATAAGAACTACTAGACAAAAAGCTAGTATGTTTAAAAAATTATTTATTTGTTCACTTTTAGTTAATTGTGGACTCGTTTTATACATTATGAGAGTTAACAACTTTCTATAAACCTACCCAATTCCGGGCGGTTAACTTATTTCTCCACCTATTGGCGAGAAAAAGGATATATATGTCAGAAGAAAATGGTTCTATTGAGTCAAGTGAAGAGATTTTAGACGGTTCGGAAGAACAAAGTCAAGAACCTCAAGAACAAGCAGCCCCGATTGCTGAGCAACGGAAAATGCTTAAGAAATTGAAGCTAAAGTTTAACGGACGCGAGGTTGAAGAAGAACTTCCGTTTGAAATTGACGAAGCACATGCTGAATACATGACTCGTCAGCTACAAATGGCTAAGCTTTCTCAACACAAGTCACAAGAATTTAGTCAATTTGAGAAAGAAGTCGCATCTTTTATCCACGAATTGCGCACAAATCCTAAAAAAGCATTGTCTAACCCCGCGATTGGACTAGATATTAAGCAGTTTGCTGCTCAAATTCTAGAAGATGAGATTGCTCAGGCTCAAAAAAGTCCTGAACAAATCGAAAGAGAGAAACTGGAAGCTGAACTCCAGGCTTTAAAAGAAGAACGTGAGAAGGAAAAAGAAGAATTGCAACGCGCAGAGCTAGAAAGGCTTACTGAACGTGAGTTCGAACGCTACGATAACCTAATGTCTAGTGCTCTAGAGTCATCTAGTCTACCAAAATCTCCGTATGTTGTCAAGAAAATGACAGAATACATGATTCAAGCTGTTGAAAATGGGATTGATGTTGAGCCAAAAGACGTTATTCCTCTAATTCAAGAAGAAATGCAGTCTGATGTCCGTGATTTATTGCGCGCATTGCCTGCAGATGTAGTAGAAAAGCTTCTAGGTGATGAAATTATCACCAGTTTACGTAAGAGTCGCGTAGCTGCTGCCAAGAAAGCTCCAGTTCCAGTTAAGTCTGGTATCAAGGATGTTGGTCGCCAGCCTGAAAAGAAAGAAGCCCCTGCTAAACAAACGACAATTAGGGACTTTTTCGGAGTATAAGTACTTGAAATTGGGTGATTTTGGAGTAAATTCCAGGGTCACTCAATAAATTTTAACAACTATAATTGGATAACTCTGTAATATTGTTGTACTAGCCGCGATTCTTGAATATCCTTAGCCGGACTTCGATGATACCAAAGATGGGAAGATAGTACCAAAGGGCAAAATCTAATTAACTAACCATAAAAGGATATAAAAATGGCTTTTCAATCAAAAGACAGTCTGATTTTGGGACGACAGTTAGAAGCTCAGGAATTGGTAGTCAACGCCAATCTCGTAGCTGCTACTTCTGACCTTCCAGGCAAAGTTTCAATCGACAATAGCACACTAACTGCTACTGTTATTACTGCTGACCTAGGCGAAGACGTTGCAAAATGTTTTCTTGCTGAAGTTCGCAACCGTGCCACTGGTGCTGTAGTCGCAATTGCTGCTGCTCCATCTGTTTCTGGCTCGGAAATCTCGGTTACGTGTAACGGCACATCTCTTGCTGACGTTGCTATCGTAATCAAATACAAAGTACAAGAATAATAAGGAGTATTAGATGTCTACAGCTAATAAATTTTCAACCCCAGACAATACCGTTGGTAATCTTAACGGTTTCTTCAAAGAAGTTTATGCAGATAAGCTTCATGAGTTGATTCCAGAAGGTCTCAAACTCGTAAACCTCATCAAGTTCATTTCTAAAGAGAAAATGGGCGGTAACTTGTTCCACCAACCAGTAATTCTTGGTATGGAGCACGGTATTACTTTCGCTTCTAGCGACGACGACGCATTTAACTTGAACCCGGCTGTTGCTGGCGTTATCAAGGATGCACAAGTTCGCGGTAACCCTATGGTTATGCGTTCACTCTTGGGTTACGTAGCTGCTTCACGCGCTGCTAACGGCAAGAATGCATTTATGGATGCTACTAAGTATCTCGTAGCTAATATGCTCCGTTCTATGTCTAAGAAGCTTGAAATCCACTTGCTTTACGGTCAAAAAGGTTACGGAACTGTTGCTGCTGGTGGTGTTTCTACTACTCAAGTAACAATTGCAACTGCTGAATGGGCTCCGGGTATCTGGGCTGGTGCAGAAGGTATGCCAATCGAGATTCTCGACGCTGCTGGTACAACTTCTCGCGGTGAGTTCGTAATTGCTTCTGTTAACATGGAAACTCGCGTTCTTACTCTTAACGCTTCTGCTGCAAATGCTGGCGTTGTTGCTACTGACGTGATCTACCACAAAGGTGCATTCGGTAACGAATTCGCTGGTATCCACAAGATTCTTGAAAACACTGGCACTTTGTTCAATATCAACGCCGGTACTTACAACCTCTGGAAAGGTAACTCTTATCCAGTAGCTGGTGCTTTGAGCTTCCAAAAAGTTTCAAAAGGTATCGCTCGTCCGGTTGAAAAAGGATTGGATTCTAAGATTACTCTTATGGTTAACCCTCGCGGTTGGGCTGATCTTCTCCAAGATTTGGCTGCTCTCCGTAAGTTTGACCAGTCTTACAGCCCAGCTCAACTTGAGCAAGGTTCTAAGTCAATCAAGTTCTTCTCTCAAAACGGCGACATCGAAATCGTTCCTTCAATCTACGTGAAAGAAGGTTACGCTTACGGTCTATGTGTTGAAGAGTGGATGCGCGTAGGTTCTAGCGACATTACGTTCAAGCGTCCAGGTCAAGGTGAAGAATTCTTCCGCGATCTAGAGAACTCAGCAGCTTACGAGCTTCGCTTGTACACTGACCAAGCTGTGTTCTGTATGTCTCCAGGTAAGAACGTTCTTTACACTGGTATCGTCAACGTAGCTTAATAATTCTAAGTAGTTATTAAAGGGTAGCCCCGGGATAAAACCTGGGGCTTTTCTTTTTGTATCTGCTATAAGTAATTAACAACTCTCTATGGTTATATTATTATCATAGGAAAGTCATGCCGCGATTAGTCATAAAAGGTACAATAGTAAATATACCTGATTCTGCCGCCTCTCCCAACTGGTCTCCAGCCATTATTCAAGGGTTTGAAGTTTTAGCAGATGCAGTTAACGCTGTAACAGGTTCATTTGACGTTGCACCTCAAGTTCAAAACATCGACGCAAACAACAATAGCTCAGATATTACATTAAATAATCTAGTATTCCCTCCTTCTGAAGTCAGGGCTGCTACAGTTTACTACACTGTTGCTCGCTCTACGAACGATTCTGGTCCACCAGACGGTCAAAACCTTACAGAAGCTGGAACAATAGAAATTAGTTACAATTCTAGCCGCCCAACAAACGAAAAATGGGAGCTAGTGCGCACCGGACAAGGTGATGCATTAATTACTTTTGAAATTACCGATCTAGGTCAGATCACATTTACAACCAGTCCTTTGACTGGAGTTGACCACACCGGTATTATATCTTACCGCGCAATAAGTATTCTTAACGATTAGGAGAATCGGGATGTTAAATATTAAAAAGTTTTGGACTGGAATTAGACTTGTTGCAAAGTCTGTTTTACAATCTGATACGAAGGGTGAATTGGAAGTAGAGGATAGTTCTGGTAAGTTAAATTACCATAACGGTTCAACTCGATCTCCGGTAGTTACAGAATCTCATTCTGCAACCCTAACAAATAAAACGCTAACTTCACCAGTCATCGATACTGGGGTTAGCGGAACTGCAATTGACGTAGATGGAACTCTTTCTAGCGCGGTTGACACGAAAGTTCCTTCGGCTCTAGCTGTAAAAACATATGTTGACGCTAGTTCTGGTGATGTACAAGCTGATGTTGATGATTTGATCACTCTTTCTGGAGTTGCAGCAAATTCAACCGACCTTGGGACATTTACGGGAAGTACAATTCCTGATAACTCGGATAATAAAGAAGCTTTACAAGCTTTAGAAACTGGTTTAGAAGATCACATTAACGATGCTTCTGATGCACATGATGCTTCTGCAATTAGTAATGCTCCGGCTGGTACAATCGCAGCTACAGATGTTCAAGCAGCTATTAATGAACTCGATGGTGATATTCAAGCTCATATTAACGATACTAGCGATGCACACGATGCCTCAGCTATTTCAAATGTGCCATCAGGTAACTTAGCTGCGACAGACGTACAAGGTGCGTTAAATGAATTGCAAAGTGATATTGACACTAGAGCAACTTCTTCAGCTTTAACTGCACACACAGGAGCTTCAACTGGAGTTCATGGTGTAGTCGGTTCTGTTGTTGGTACAACTGACTCACAGACTCTCACAAATAAAATCATTACCGGCGCGGATATCCGTACTCCAATTCGTTCTGATGTAAAGCAAGACACCAAAGCTAATCTCATTACTTACGCTCTTACAGCTTCTAACGGTCAGCTCTGTTTTGCGACTGATACAAAGGAAATGTTCCAGGTTGTCGATACTCTTCTTGAGTCTGTCGGTGGAAGTGCTGGCATCGGCGGAGTAGATATTCTCTTCGCTCAGACCTTTGAAGAAGCTGCTCTTACAGACTTTACACAAACTGGGCTCTCTCTTTCTACAAGCTCTCCGCTTCACGGGGAAATCTCTGCTCTTTTAACGCACGATAGCGTGTCTAATCAGTCGTTTAAGCAAGTTATTCCAGTAGATGCTAAGTTCCGTGGCGAGTCAATGACAATGCGTTTAAACGTCAAATCTAACGCTTCTGACGGCAACGTAACATTGAACGTGTATGATGAAACAAACGCAGCTAATCTTATTGCTTCAGAACAGCTCCAGCTTTCTAACGATGTTTCAGGACAGCTAAACAAATTTGGTTTTACTATCCCAGAAACATGTGCAAGCTTATCTTATACAATTACAGCTTTACCAGAAGCTGGTTCTCCAGAAACAAGAATTGATGATATTATTGCAGAACTTGCAGTAACTTCTCTTCTTTCTACAAGCGTAGAAGTTCCCAACATCACGGCTTGGCAGGGTTATACTCCAACATTCCAAGGCTTCGGTACTCCAAGTGCTGTTGAATTTGAATGGCGACAAGTTGGTGAGGATGTAGAAATTCGTGGTAAGTTTACTTCTGGAACTCCTACGGCTGTAGAAGCTAGAATTGGACTACCCGCTGGCTTGACTTCTGCGAGCACTGCACTCATTCCAAGCTTACAACAAGTAGGAGTTTATGCTCGCGGAGGTTCTGCTGTCTCTCACCACGGCTCTTTCATGCTACAGGAGCCTTCCGTTTCGTACATGACAATGAGCACAGACGCTTTCGGTAGCGGTTCTATTGACCCTCTAGCAAAAGCATTAGGTAACGCTATCTTATTGGCAGGAAATATCCTGTCTATCACAGCAAAAGTACCATGTGCAGGTTTATCAGCCACTACAACAAAATCTATTGACTTGACTCAAAGCGGGTTAGTTCAAGAAGGGGATAGTGTATTAAGATTAAGAACGTTTAACGCTTACGCATCAACCGCTACTCGTATCCCTAGATTTTCTAATGTTGATCAAAACTTAGGAAGCTCTCTTCAGTATAATTCGTCTGCCACAGATGGAGATAGTATTACAGTTCTTGAAAACGGAACTTACACCTTTAACTTCTCCTTTTCAGCAAACTCTACTCACTCGATTGCTCTTTCGAGAAACCCCTCTGTCGGGGAGAGGGCGACCAATGCAAGTTCTTTAACAGGTGCAGTAATTTTAAACAGACAGTCAGGTATTCCAGGAAACCAATCCACTACAGTCTCGTGGTCAGGTGAATTGAACTCTGGAGACGTGATATACCCCCATACTGAGGCTGTAGTCTCTAGTGGAGGTAATGAAGTTCGAGCTTTTTTCTCCGCGTCAAAACAAGGCTCCCTAAAACAAGTCTCTGTTTCTTCTGATCAGAAAATCAAAATCCCTACCTCAGAACTCCGCATGGAAGGTGCAAGTTCTCGCGGTGCAGTTGCAACAGCTATTGTCAGATTCGATAACGTAGCTAAAGTTCGTGGCGATGCTTTTACAATCACTAGTACGGCGAATGATGGTACGTTTATTACGATGAGGAAAGCTGGTAGATTAGATATTACAGCTTCGTTTGCTGCTCCTTCTGCGACCACTGTCTACTTATCGAAGAACCAACAAGTACTTACGGCTGCTCCAGCAGCCTCTGAAACTTTGGCTGGACAGGTTCAAGGTTTAGCGTCGGCAGCTTTTGTTAGTTGCTCGTATTCTGGAGATGTAGCAGTTGGAGATGTAATTAGAGTAAATGCAGATGCAAACCCTACGTCCATCGCAGCAAACAATCTAAACCTATCATTCCAAGAACAAGACATCTCCGTTTCTGTTACAAACACATTGCCCCAGTTTAGTGAGAGTGATAGTAGTGTTCGTTTAAACGTAGCTAATGGTTTCGGTTCAACAGCAACTTCAACAATGCGGTTTGCTATTTTGATAGAGAACTTAGGCTCGGATATTGAGTATGTAGACTCAGCTTCCAACGGAGCTACTTTTACAGCTAAAAGTGCTGGCTTATACTCTATAAGTGCCACAGTTCAGGGTTCTGGAGGAGTTACATCTTTCGGTATTACTCGTAATGCTGTAGGTAATGAATCTGTAGCTACGTTAGGAGCAGCAGGTTCTGCGCTCCTATTAGACTGGACTAGCGAGTCAGATGGCACATTCAATAATGTTGAGCAAATAGGAGGACAGTACCGTCTAGGACAAGGGGATGTCATTAGACTCCAATCTAACAGTGCCCCTATTACTAACAGTAATATTAGATTCTCCATCTCAAAAGTCGGCAAACCTAACGTAACCGGTGTCGATGTGACACCGTTTGTGAACGTGCCACAGCCTGAAGTAGCTTTTATTAGACGAAGTGCTAATCCTACAGCTTTTGGTGGAACGGATACTCGGATTGTTAGATTTGCAAACTCGGTAGAATCTAAAGGTAGCGCGATTGCTGTCACAGATACGGCAGCAAATGGTACAATTATCACAGCGTTAAAAAAGGGTAAATTAAGCTTATCCACTAGTCTGACATTTAACGGAGTTGCTGGTTTTGGGTTTATAGCAAAAAACATATCAGGAGCTGATTTAACCAATACAGATTCGTCTGGAAATTATAATGTAGCTTCTTCTTACACGGCAGCAACTTCAAACAACGTACAGTCTATGTCGTGGGAAGGGGATGTTGAGATTGGAGACACTTTCAGAGTTAAGGTAATTACAGGAACAGCCCCTAACGGATATTCGACGATTAGTGCTTCTTTCACAGGGAACTCCGATCAAATCCTAACAGCTCCTGAAACGTTCTCTACAGACACAGCTTCGCTTACTTACGCAGGTTCTGGTACTTACACACTAGCTACTTTAGCTAATGCTCCAGTTGGTACGTTTATCACGTTTACTTACGCTGCTTCTACGAACACTAGAACGCAGACTACTGTAGCTCCGACACAGACTACTGCGGATATGAACACTAATGGTATTCGTATGTTTACCAGAGTCTTCAGTGCTGCCTCTACAGCAGGTAATCCTTCTTGTATGGCAATACAGATCGGTAAAGGACTGAAGGGTAGAACTTTAGATTTGTATAAATCTACCGGAAAAGTTACACAGGGGACTGTAGATACGGTCTACATAGCTACAGATGTCCAATCTGGCTTTACTATAAAAGAATACAATGAAATAACTGGTATTCTTATTATTGATTCTGGGAGGACTTTAAACGGGTCTGGAACGACTACGAATGTATTTACTTATAGTGACCTCACATCGCAAACAGACGGATATCTCGTAATTAACGCAAGTAAGAACCCTGCGCTGACTGGATTAGGGTTAGGAACTGTGGCTGTACGTGTTCAAAACACTAGCGGTCAGAGTATTCCCAACACGGGTGCGCATACTATTACATATGATGCAGCTAAAGTGTACGATACCCATGGAGCTATGAATGCTGCTACGGGCATCTTTACAGCCCCCGAAAGCGGGTACTATCAAGTATCAGGGGCTCTTTATTTTAATAGTGCCGTATACGTATTAGCTAATAGTGCATCGTTGAGCTTGAGTGTAAATGGGGTCTTCCATACGTACTTAAATCTTCAATACGCAGAAAGAGCTGCCTCGATTGATATCCAGTTAGACGGTTCAGTGGGTGTATTTCTTAAAAGAGGCGACACTTTAAATCTGGCAGTATCTAATGGTAGAACCGGAGGAGCTACGCCTCTATTTACAGGAGCTAACTATAACTACCTAACTATCCATAAAACTTCTATCGGGACAGGTAACTAATTATGATTAAAGTATCTATTATAAAGAGTAGCCAAGTCACTAACGAAGCACAGTTTCCTTCACAAGAAGCTGCACAAGCTTGGCTCGATTATCACGAAGGTATTGGCTCTTTTGGACAGAAAGAGGGATTCGTAGAGCAGCCGTTCGAGGTTTCTCCTGCTGTTTATGCAGAAGAAGGAGATTTGCTTATTCCTGCACAGGTTGAACTCCAAGAAGTTGAAATTACTCCAGCAGTATATGGAGTCGAGGGTGATCTAGTTGAACCAGCTCATTACGAAATGGTAGAAGTAGAAATTGCTCCAGCTATATATGCTTTGGGTGGAGAAATACTTGTTCCAGCTCAGTATGAAATGCAAGAGGTTTTTGTTCCAGGATATTCTGTACAAATAGAGGATAAAACTGCTGAAATGGCAGCCGAGGCTTTAAAGCAGGCTAGAATCGCTCGCGGGAAAGAAGACAGACAGAAATGTGAAAATGCATTAGATTTGATCGCTGGTTACAATAGAGAGAGAACTCTAACTATTGAACAAATTACTCAAATGCAACAAACTTTTGCTCAAGCCGAGGCTTTACTTCGTGCTAATAGACCAGATTTTGCTAAACAGGTTATTCAAGCTATACAACCAGATGGTACTTTAATTACATCTGAAATGAAAGCTGACGTTTTAGCTATTCTGGAGTAAAAATGAGTCAACCATTAATATATGGTTTAAATAGACAGATCACTACTATAGGCAGTCTTGGTATTGGTTTAGTAAAAGACGAATCTAGAGTTCGTTTTGTGACTAGTTTTTGTGGTCCAGCGAACGTTTTTAGAGTGCGGGCTAGAATAACTGGTCAGGGAAGTTGGAATACTTTAGTAGATTTGACTGGAAATGTCAATGAAGTTGTAGATGTTTTTACTTGGGATGAAATAGAAGTTGTATGTTTAGTGTATGACTCTACTGAATCTAGTGTAAAAATAGTTGCAACAAGCTTTGACAACGCTTTGGGACCTCTTTTTAGACTCCCGGACGACACAGAAGTTGAAGGTAGCATAGTTACTTTTACTTCTAGTGATAATTCTGTAACCATTACTGGCGATTCAGTAACTGGAGTTATAGATTTTGTTGCTATCGGCGGTGGTGCGGCTTCAAAATATACGCAAGAGTTTGATAATACCTCAGATTGGACATTAAATGGTGCT